AGATGCCGAGGGCCGGACGCTAGTGACTGAAGCGGGTCAGCCAGTTGGGCGCGCTGAGATGGCAGAGCCGCCGAGTAGTGGCCAATTGCCGCGTGCGGGTCAGCTGGTTGCGCTTCGTCCCGCAGGCAAGGTGGAGCACTGGCCAGCGGAGATTGTCTACGCCGACGAATACCTGGTCGCTTGGGTGTGGTCGGAGCGCAAGCACTGCCCGACGATGTATGGCAACCCCAATCTGCTGAGCATCAAGCCGATCAAGAGGCGAGCAGGCAGCGAGATCAATGCGGTAGAGGGCGCGATGAAAGACATCGGCGCTGAGGACTATGATTACGCAGAGGCTCGTGGTGTCGTTGAGCGCATGATCGCCGCCGGATACCGCAAGCAATGAAGTAGATCCCCGCCGCGTGCGGGGTTTCTATGGCTTGCAAATATCACAATCATCACATAGCATTACAAATCAACTCAGCACCAGGGTAACGACATGGCGACACGCATCAGTGAGGCGATGAACACCAAGCAGGCTATGACCACCAAGGAAGCCACCGACTATCTGGGGGTGAGCCCCACAACCTTGGCCGTCTGGCGTTCTCGCGACAAGGGGCCGCGCTATTACCGCATGGGCGGATTCATCCGATACCGCAAGGAAGACCTTGACGCTTTTGTCGAGGCAGTGGAGCCGCAAGGGGGTAAGTGATGGCTGGCGACTGGATCAAGATGCGCAGCAACTTGTGGGACGATCCGCGAGTCGCTCGCCTGTGTGACCTGACTGATTGCGGTGAAGCGACAATCATCGGCGGTCTGTACTGGTTATGGGCTGCTGCCGATCAGCATACGGAAGATGGATTCATGGCGGGGCTGTCCGCTGCCCAGGTAAATCGCAAGACGGGCATCGCAAAGTTTGCCGAAAGTTTGGAAGAAGTTTGCTGGATAGTTGTGAAAGTTGACGGGATTTTGATCGTAAACTTCAACGACCACAATGGTGTCTCCGCAAAGAGACGGGCCTCTGAGGCCAGGCGGAAAGCGGGCGCGCGCAAAACGTCCGCAAGCGATGCGGACACATCGCGGACAAAAAGCGGACATGATGCGGAGCTAGAGAAAGAGAAAGAGAAGAGTAAGAGAAGAGAGTCTTTAGAACCATCGTCAGATTCCAAGGAATCCGACGCCGACTTGCTGACCAGTCAGGCGCCTGATCTCGATGAGCAGCCAGACCTGCCGCGCAGGGTGTTCGATCACTGGCGCAGCAGGATGAATCACCCAAGGGCAAAGCTGGACGAGAAGCGCCGCAAGCTGATCCGCAAGGCGACCAGCCTGGGGTACACGGAAACCGATCTGATCAGCGCGATCGACGGCTGCGCGGCATCCGATTTTCACATGGGCCGAGAGCCGGGCAAGACGAGCGTGCATGACGGGCTCGATCTGATACTGCGTGACGCAGCTCACATCGACCGCTTTCTCGGGATACTCGCCAGCTCGATGCAGGGCAGCTACGGCCAGGATAGCGCCGAGATGCAGGAATGGCTGGGCAGCGACGCGGGTGGCGCCTTCGGACAGACAACACTGCAAGGGGAATGGCAATGACGGCCAACGACAAGCAAGAGTTCTGGGCGCTGCTCAAGGCGACGTTCGAGCTGTACTCCAAGCCGGTACCCAGCAAGACGATGGCGATGATGTACTGGGGCGTCCTCGAGCAGTACGACATGGCTGCAGTGCGGTACGCGCTCAACGCTTGGATGCACAACCCGGACGAAGGCAAGTTCTACCCGAAGCCCGGCGACCTGGTGAAGATGATCGAGGGCAGCACCGAGGACGCCGCCATGCGTGCATGGTCTTCCGTGGCTCGCGCCATCCGCACCGTGGGCGGGTATGCCAGCGTCTGCTTCGACGACGGGACGATTCACAAGGTCATCGACGAGATGGGTGGCTGGATTCATTTGACCGAGACGCCGACCGATGAAGACCTGAAGTTCCGCGGGCACGAGTTCGTTCGCCGCTATCGGGCCTACAAGCTCGCAGGCGGGGCGAAAGAGTTTCCCCAGTACCTGATTGGGGTGACAGAGGGAACGAACCGTGGCAGGGGCGTGCAGGCCCGAGAATCGGTAACGATGATTGGCGACGCCAGCCGATGCCAGCAGGTGATGCGTGCTGGAGCAGGGCATGGCGGCCTGAAGATCACCAAGGCGAGCGGCGACCTGGTGGCCAGTGCGATCGGGCATATCACCGGAGACGCGACGAAAGGTTTAGGGCATCAGCAAAAGTAAAGTGTTGAACTTTCTTCCACGACGGTCTATTGTCTGGATATGCCAACACGGCAGCACAACACACCCCCGAGGATACCCATCATGAACGTCTGGCCCGATCAAATTGCAAACGAGATTGTCCAGCAGCACGGCATCATGGACGCGAAGCTGCAGGCGACCATCACCTACTTCACTCTGCTGGGCTGGATCGTTGCCTATCTTGCCTGCGCCGCTGCCGCTGCCGGCACCTGTTACCTGACCTTCCTCGCTGTTCGCCGCGCCTTCCGCTGGGTCTGCGCTGGTGTCGATAGCGTGCTCGAGGAGGACATCCGCCAATGATTGATCTGATCATGAAGCTGAGCGCCTTCGACGCAACCGTCGCACTCCTGAGTGTCGGCCTGTACGCCGCCGGCCTGGCCGGCATGGTGCTGACCGGCTCCGATGATGAAAGCAAGGCCGAGGACACCGGCCGGGGGTGCGGCGAGTGAGCAGGCCAACCACCAAGCAGTGCCAGTGCGGATCAACCCGCCTGGTGGAGATGACCAGCCTGAGCCTGAAGTGGTGCGGCGATTGCGGGCGCTGGATTGAGTGGCATCGCGATGAGGATCAGCCGCCGCTGGTCGGGCCGGCGCGAAAAGTGAAAGGGGGCAAGTGATGTCATCAAAAGAATGGACAACCTGGCAGGTGAAGACGCTGCGCAAGATGTATGCAGACGGCGCCAGTGTCGAGGACGTGGCCGCGCGTATCGGCAAGACGCAGCTGGCCTGCTACAAGAAGGCCGGCCGCCTGAGCATTAAGGTCGCACGCGGCAATGAAGGCGAGGCATACGACAGGGGCTATGCAGCGCGCATAGCGGGACTGGAGAAGCGGCCGCCATACTCGATCAGCCTTGGCTACTGGCGATGGCTGGCGGGTTGGCACGATGCCGACATGGCCAAGGGTGTGAGCTACATCGAACAACTCAGGAGCAAGACAGCATGAACCATTTGCAGACAGACACACTGATCGCCGCATGGCGCGACGACGCCGAGACGGCACGCAAGGCCGGGCATGAGCAGACTGCCCGCGAGATCGAGGCTGCCGCTGGACTGTTCGAGCGCCAGGCCGCTGAGATCAAGACGCTGCGCGAGAACAACGCCGCGCTCCAGGCCGAGCTTGATGATGGCCACGCCGAGCTGCGGGAAGGTCGGGATGCGCTGGCGGCACGGGAGGCTTCGGCAAAGAACTTGATGAGCCGGCTTATAGACGCGCCCGCATATCATGGTGGCCCAAGGCCAGAAACCGTGCAGGAATTTATCGACTGGGCATCAGGCGGTATTGATTACCTCGCACGCCGCGACGCCCGCATGAAGGCTGAGGCCATGACTGAAGCATGCCGTGCGTGCTTGACTATCGAGCTGGGGCAGCGAGATATGGCATACAGGCACACCGAGGCTGATGGCGACGGCGACGAGATGGTCGTTGGTGATGGCGTCAACTATGCCAACAAGGCTATGGGTGCCGGTCACTGCCGCGAAAGGATCGCTGAACTGATCGCCAAATACCGCAAGCAGGCGGAGGGCGAATCATGAGCAACCCGAAAGCCACCTGGCGCATATCGCTCGACACCGAGTGCCCAGAATGCGGCGAAGCCATCGACCTGTTTGAACAGGACTGGGTTAACGACGCATTGTCTGACCGAACGTTTGATGTTTGCGAGCGCGACACAAGATGGACGACCAACGTTGACGTGACATGCCCGAAATGCAGCGTCGATTTTAAGGTTGATTTTGAATACTGATAAGACGAGGTGAGGCATGGGAAAGATCAAGGCAATCAAGGTTGGGGTGAATCCGGCAGTCCTGCAGCAGACGTTCTCCAACATGATGAGTCCGCTTATAGAGGCTCACGTATCGGGCGACAAGAGTGCTCCTGTTGCTTGCGAGGCCATCGTTGGTCGTTCTGGACACCTGGTAGTAAAGCTGGTCATTGAGCCTGCGGGTGGCTTCTGTGGCGATCTGGCTGAGCATGAGGAGGTCAATGCAATTGGTATCACGGAGTTTTCGTCATGACACGCACAGAACAGCGACTCAAGAGAATGCTCGGGTACCTGCAGGCCGCCTATCATGATGAGCCGGGCAAGGTCTGCGTTGATGCTGAGGAGGTCAAGCGCAAGGGCGCAGCGGCAATCGGTCGGCAGGCGCTCTATGCTGAAGTCGATCGGCACAGCACGCCATACCGCGAGGACGTGTCCGACCTGGCTGAGCTCGAGGCCGCGACTGGCACCTGCGTGATGGTGAAGCGCAAGACGCCGTGGAAGATCGGCATGTTCCGCTTCGGGCAGGGGAGGGTGAATCATGATCGGTAAGCGAAACACTGGGATTGAGGAAGTGGTCGCATGGCAGGGCGTGTTCGATGAGTATCGCGGCATTGAGCGCCCGAGTCTGTATGAGCTTGCCAAGGACATGATGGAAGCGTCAGGCGGCATGGCAATCTTCTACGACTGCAGCGGCCAGATGCTCTGGGCGACACGGCATGGCCGCCAGATGCTGCCTGAGTTCACGCCAAGCAAGGCGCCGACATCCGTGCTGGCGATGGACTACTGCCTGCCGGCACTGCCCGACAGCTTTGCTGAGCTTCCCGAGTACGAGCCAGGCTTCCTCGATATTTATGAGCGCATCGGGTGGGGGTGGTCGCAACTGCAGGCTCGCAAGACTCAGGCAATGCGCAATGAGTCGATCCGTCAGCAGTACATGCACTTCGACATAATGCGTCAACGGCTGGGGGAGATGTTCAGCGATGATCATGGTATCGAGTGAAGCTGCGCGGGCGCTGGCCAAGGCTCGCCACGAACACAAGACAGCGCGCGAGACGTACCGGCGTACCGGAGACCAGTACAGCAAGGGTCTGTCGATGGCTGCATGGTCTGACTTCGTGTCCGCTGCCGAGAAGCTGGCGGATGAGATAATCGCCGATGGCCATCATGAGGCCGAGGGGGATTGATGAGCGTCGGTCTGGCATACGTATTGATCGTCTACCTGTCCCCGCTGATCTTTATGGCGGGGCTGGTGGTATGGTGGGCATCAAGAAGAATAGCGAGGTGGTGTCATGCTGATTCAGCTACTGAAGTGCTTGCGCAAGCGTGTGGCGCGGCGCACAAGCAGGATATGGGAGCGGGCCTGGCTGCGCTCAATGAGTCTTCCCCGGTGGTTCGGCGTGGCCATGATGGTGCTGATCACCATGCTGCTGATGCCTATCGCCGTGGTAGCTTCGATGATTGAGGCGGGCATGAAGGAAGGGCATCGGTGGATCGCTGAGCTGCGTGCCTGGGTGTTAACAACCTATGATAAGGGGGCAAGCAGATGACGACCGTCCTCGAGGAGCGGCAAGAGTCGTTCTGTCGCAACTATCTCATTGATTTTAATGCAACAAAAGCAGCGCTGGCTGCAGGGTATGCCAAGCGGTCTGCTGGGCAGCAGGCCTGTCGCTTGCTCAAGAATGATAAAATCAAGGCTCGATTAGCAGAATTGATAGGCGAGCGCAATGAACGCCTGCAGGTGAATGCCGACTGGGTGCTCAAGATGGCGGTGATGCACGCATCATTCGACCTGACCGACCTGATCGATGAGCAGGGCAACGTCATGCCGCCGAGCGAGTGGCCGCCAGGTGCAGGTATGGTCATCGCCGGGATGGATGTAAACGAGCTGGTGATGGAGGGCGCGCCGCCTGCGCTGATCAAGAAGATCAAGCGGACTGATCCGCTGAAGGCGCTCGAGATGGTGGGTCGTCACGTAGACATCCAGGCCTTCAAGGATAAGGTCGAGCATGAAGTCACCGAGAATGCTGCCAGCCGCCTGCTGACTGGGCGCGAGCGGGCACGCGAGGCAATCAAGGGGGTCGGCAATGAAAGCAATGAATCCTGAGCACCTGGGAATGGATGCAAAAGAAGTGAAGCAGACTCAAATGGCGGCGCTGATGGTGAAGGGCGCGCTGACCGAGCTGCCGGCTGAAGAGTCTGAGGCCATCACGGCTGCCGGCGACTCTATTGCATCATTGCTTCGCGAGCAGGGCGAGCACGCGGCTATCGCAATGATTCTCGGGTTGAGCAAGGCGCTGACCGGGGGTGATTGATGACACCGGCTGAGTTCGAGGAAGCGCTGGCCAATGATGTCGGCGGCTTCTTCTATGATCCTCTGGGTTTCGTGCTCTATGCCTTCGACTGGGGTCAGGGCGACCTGAAGGGTCACGACGGGCCAGACGATTGGCAGCGCGACTTCCTGGTCGATTGGGGCAAGGCTATTCGTGCGAACGACTTCAATGGCGTCGACCCTGTTGATGCGTACCGTGACGCTACGTCGTCCGGGCACGGCATCGGCAAGTCGGCGCTGTCGTCGTGGGTGATCATCTTCATCATGGCGACGCGGCCGCACAGCAAGGGAGTGGTCACGGCCAATACCAGCGAGCAGTTGAAGACGAAGACCTGGGGCGAGCTGGGCAAGTGGCTGAAGCGGTGCATCTGCGGGCACTGGTTCACCTACAACAACGGCAAGGGGAACATGAATCTGTACCATCCTGAGTTCCCCGAGAGCTGGCGGGTGGATGGGCAGACGTGCCGCGAGGAGAACAGCGAGTCCTTCGCCGGCCTGCACGCCGCCAACTCTTCGCCGTGGTATCTGTTCGATGAGGCATCCGCGGTGCCCGACAAGATATGGGAGGTGGCCGAAGGTGGCCTGACCGATGGCGAGCCCTTCTGGTTCGTGTTCGGCAACCCGACACGTAACACCGGCCGCTTCCGCGAGTGCTTCCGCAAGTTCAAGCATCGCTGGAACAATCGCCAGGTGGATAGCCGCCAGGCGCGGATGACCAACAAGAAGCTGATCAAGCAATGGGAAGACGACTACGGCGCCAACTCTGACTTCTTCAAGGTGCGCGTGCGTGGCCTGTTCCCGTCGGCATCCGACATCCAGTTCATCGGGCAAGACCTGGTGGATGAGGCGATCGACCGCACCATCGTGCAGGATCAGGTGAAGCATGCCGCCATCATCCTGGGCGTCGACCCCGCATACACTGGGTCAGATGAGATGGCGATCTACATGCGGCAAGGCCTGTTCTCCAAGCTGATCGGCACCTACCAGAAGACTGACGACGATGTGCTGAGTGCCAGCATCATCGCCAACCTGCAGGATCAATGGGGCGCTGACGCCGTATTCATCGACTTCGGGTACGGCAACGGCATCAAGTCGGTGGGCGATACCTGGGGCCGGCAGTGGCAACTGGTACCGTTCGGCGGCAAGTCGACCGACCCGCAAATGGTCAACAAGCGTGGCGAGATGTGGAACGCGCTCAAGACATGGCTGAAGGATGGCGGCTCGATCGATGACCAGTTAACGGCCGACGAGATAACGGCGCCCGAGTACAAGGTGAAGCTCGACGGCAAGATCGTGCTCGAGTCAAAGGACGAGATGAAGAAGCGCGGGATACCGTCACCGAACAGGGCTGATGCGTTGGCGCTGACCTTCGCGCACCCGGTGGCGCCGCGAGCTACAATGAGAGGACAGCAGCAACCTGTTGCCGACACTGACTTCGACCCTTGGGGGTGACGCATGACGATGTATCGCAAGAAACCTGTCGTTATCGAGGCGGTGCAGTTCCGTGAGGTGTCACGATTGCCCTGCAAGTATGGTGATGCCGTCGAGTACAACTCGATGGAGATAGCCAAGTTCATGGGAGTGGAGGTGCTGAGAGGGCGCACAATTCCCGAGGATGGCAACCCGTCTGGCCGCGACGTGATTGAGATTGAAACACTGGAAGGCATCATGCGGGCCGACGTTGGCGACTGGATCATTCGTGGCGTGAAGGGTGAATACTACCCGTGCAAGCCTGACATCTTCGACGCAACCTATGAGGTGGCGCATGAATCATCTTGAGCTGATCATCGCCGTGGCCGGCGCAGCCTTCGTCTTCCACTCCTGCTGGAAGGAGACGATGCGGCACGCCAAGCCAGCGACTCGCACTGGTAAGCGCAAGGCCACCAGCAAGCCGCCAGCTACTGTTCTGGCAATGCCACTGCCCGGCGCAAAAGGCAAGGTGCCGCCAAGCCCTCGCACCTACTAGCCGGAAAGCCTGTTATCATCGAAGCCTCGCAACTTGCGGGGCTTTGTGCTATCCGCAATACTTGCACGCGAAGCCACCAATGAGGTCAGACTATGTGCGGATCATCTCCGAGCGTCCCTGAAGCAACGCCTGCGCCGCCCGCGCCGGTAGCACCCGAGCAGAATCAAGAGGCACAAGCTGCAGGGGATGATGCGCGTCGTCGTCGTGCTGCTGCTGGTGGCCAATCTTCCACCATCTTGACCGGCAGCCAGGGCGCCAGCGAATCCCAGGCGCAAGGCAAGACTCTGCTGGGGCAATAATCATGGCCGAGACGAAACGGCAGCGCTTCGATAAGCGCCTGAAGGCACTGAAGACTGAGCGCTCTGGCTGGGAGGATGAATGGCGTGACATCAGCACGTACATTCAGCCGTGGCGTTCTCGGTTCTGTGTGTCCGACACCAACAAGGGGACGCGCCGCAATACCGCCATCGTGGACGAGACGCCTTACATTGCCAGCCGCACGCTGGCGTCAGGCATGATGGCCGGCATCACTTCCCCGGCGCGACCGTGGTTCAAGCTCGAGGTGCCCGACCCGTCGCTAATGGAGTCCGGCGCGGTGAAGATGTGGCTCTATGAAGTCGAGCGCCGCATGCGTACCGCGATCAGCCAGTCCAATTCATACAACGGGCTGCACCAGCTCTACACTGAGCTTGGCACGTTCTCCACGTCCGCCATCATCGTGGTCGAGGACGATGAAAGCATCTTCCGTGTCATCCCGCTGACCATCGGCAGCTACTACCTGGCGTGCTCGTATCGCATGGAGGTAGACACCCTGTACCGCGAGCTGCGCATGACGGTGCGCCAGGTGGTCGATCAGTTCGGCATGGACAAGGTGTGTCATGCCACCAAGACGCAGTATGAGAATGGCAACCTGGATCAGTGGGTTGATGTGGTGCATGTCATCGAGCCCAACGACGAGCGCGACGCCAGCAAGGCTGACTCCAAGAACAAGCCGTTCCGGAGCTGTTACTACGAGGTGGGTGCCAAGGGTGGCGACCTGCTGAGCGAGTCGGGCTTCGATGAGTTCCCTGTGATGGCGCCGCGCTGGGACGTGCTTGGCGAGGATGTCTACGGCTACGGGCCGGGCAACGCTGCGGTCGGCACCAGTCGCGCACTGCAGGTGATGCAGAAGAAGAAGGCGCAGGCGGTCGAGAAGATGATCAACCCGCCGATGAACGTGCCGAGTTCCTCGCGCAATACGCCGTTCAAGCTGACGCCCGGGGCGATCAACTATTACGACGCGACAACCGGCGTCAACGGCGTGGCCGCGCCAAGCCAGCAGATCAACCTGCCGGTGAACGCACTGCTGGAAGACATCGATGCGCACCAGCAGCGCATCCTGCGCCTGTTCTTCGCCGACCTGTTTGCGATGATGCAGAACGACACGCGCAGCAACATCACTGCGCGCGAGATACAGGAGCGCCACGAAGAGAAGCTGTTGATGCTGGGGCCGGTAATCGAGCGCCTGCACACCGAACTGCTCGACCCGTTCATCGACCGCGTGTTCGGCATCATGATGCGCAACGGCCACCTGCCGCCGCCTCCCGAGGAGCTGCAGGGCATGGAGCTGCGCGTCGAGTACATCAGCGTCATGGCTCAAGCGCAGAAGCTGGTGGGCGTCGGTGCGATCGAGCGCATCAGCTCCTTCGTCGGCAACCTGGCCGGGGCCGACCCGACAGTGCTGGACAAGATCAACCTGGATCAGACGGTCGATCAGTACAGTCAAGCCGTCAGTGCGCCGCCCGACATCATCCGCAGCGACGAGGACGTGGCACAGATTCGCGAGCAGCGAGCCGCGGCACAGCAGGCTCAGCAGCAGATGGAGATGGCGCAACAAGCTGCCCAGGGTGCTAAACTCCTGAGCGAGACTGATACCGGGTCAGAGAACGGCCTGACTCAGATGATGCGACAAATGGGGCTCGCATGAATCCAGACGACATTGAAAGCAGGGTGGCGGCCGAGTGGCAGCAGCAGCGCGAGAATGATCTGCGCCAGGCGATGGATACCGCGCAAGGTCGTCGCCTGCTGTTCGGCATCATGAGTGGCACCGGCACGTTTTCAAAGACGTTCACCGGCAGCAGCCAGTCCTACTACAACGAGGGTCGCCGCAGCGTGGGCCTCGACTTGTTCCATGAGGTGATGGATATTGAACCATCGCGATTCCTCACGATGTGGAACGAAGACAAGGAGGCGCGCGCCGAGCGCGAGCGCCGTATCAATGCAGAAAGCGAGGATTGATGAATGGGCACCGAAACCATGATGACGGGGCAGGGTAACACCGGAACCGCAGAAGGTCAGGGTCAGGGTCAGGCAGGTGAAGCAGCACCGGCACCGGCTGCAGTAGAAGGAACGCAGCCAGCGCAGCAGCAACAGGGTGAGGCGGCACCGGCACCGACCCAGGGTGAGCAAGGCGATCAAGCTGCTACTGGCGACAAGCCTGAAGGCGGCGGTGAGAAGGGCGATGAGGCAAAGGCTGGCGCTCCTGAGAAGTACGAGTTCACGGCACCGGAAGGATTCGAGGGGGCGCTTGATCAGGCTGCCCTTGAGTCATTCGAACCGGTCGCGCGCGAGCTCGGGCTTTCCCAGGAGCAGGCCGACAAGCTTGTCAAACTTCATGCCGACAGCATTCAGCAGGGAGCCAAGCAGCAGCGCGAAGCGCATGCCACCCAGGTGGAAGCATGGCAGAATGAGCTGAAGAATGATCCCGAGTTCGGTGGCGCCAAGTTCGATGAGAACCTGGGCCACGCCACGAAAGCGGTGAAGCAGTTCGGCGGCGATGCTTTCATTGAGGCGCTGGAGACTACCGGCATGGGCAACCATCCGGCCTTCGTGAAAGTGTTCTCTCAGATTGGCAAGGCCATGAGTGAGGACAAAGTGGTAATGGGTGGACAGTCCCAAGGGCCACGCGACGTGGCTGAAATCATGTACGGCAAAAGCAACTGAGAGGTAAGTCATCATGGCTGCAATCGGTAATACCTACCTGAGTCTCGCTGATCTGTTCAAGCAGAAGGAGGGTGATGATTCTGTCACCTCCGCCATCATCGAGCTGCTAAAAGAAACCAACCCGATCCTCGACGATATGATGATGGTCGAGTGTAACAACGGCACCAACCACAAGAGCACCATCCGCACCGGCCTGCCCGAGGCAACCTGGCGCAAGCTGTACCAGGGCGTCCAGCCGCAGAAGTCCAGCACCGCGCAGATTCAGGACACCACTGGCATGCTGGAAGCTCGCTCTGAGATCGACTCCGATCTGGTTCGCCTGTCCGGCAACAACAACCAGTTCCGCCTGAACGAAGCGACTGCCTTCCTCGAGGGCATGAACAACCAGATGGCGACCACGCTGTTCTACGGCGACACCACCACGCACCCTGAGCGCTTCATGGGCCTGGCGCCGCGCTTCAATACCTATCGCTCGCCAGCCAACGCCAAGTCTAAGGACACTGCTGATCAGGTGATTGACGCTGGCGGCACCGGCTCCGACCTGACCTCCGTCTGGTTCGTTGTCTGGGGCGATCGTACTGCCCACGGCATCTACCCGAAGGGCTCCAGCGCAGGCCTCAATCGTCAGGACTTGGGCGAGATTGATGCCGATGATCCTAGTGGCGGCAAGTACCGCGCGATGGCGGAAATCTTCAAGTGGCATATCGGCATGTCCGTGCGCGACTATCGCTACGTCGTCCGCATTGCCAACATCGACGTGTCTGAGCTGATCGCGGGCAACGTCGACATCTATGCACTGATGCGCAAGGCATACTATCGCCTGCACCAGCGCATGGTGACTGGCGGTCGCGCTGCGATCTACTGCAACCGTGACGTGCTCGAGGCGCTCGACGCTGGCACCACTCCGACCAAGAGCACTGCGGGCGGCACTGTCGTTCGCCTGTCGCCGATGGAAGTCGACGGTCGCGAAGTCATGGGCTACCGCGGCATGCCGGTGCGCGAGTGCGAAGCCATCCTGTCCACTGAATCTGCCGTCCCCTCTGTCTGAGGGGCGGTACCAGACAACTCTGCGAGGTAATGCATCATGATCATGGACAAGACGAATCTGTTCAGTGACGACCAGGCGATCACCGCCAGCGCCGTGTCTACCAACGTCATTGACCTGGGCGTGTCCCGGGACATTGGCAAGGGTACTCCGGTACCGGTGCTGATCCAGGTGACGAAAGACTTCGCCACCCTGACCAGCCTGACCGCCACCATCGAAACCTCTGAGACTGAGGACTTCTCCTCTTCTGAGACCCTGGCCACATCCGGCGCTGTGCCGGTGGCTGATCTGGTCGCTGGCCGCAACCTGGCGCCGCAGTTCATGCCGATCGGCGTGCAGCGCTATCTGCGCATCAGCTATACCGTCGCCGGCTCCAGCGCCACTGCCGGCACCGTGACCGCAGGTGTGGTCGCTGCTCACCAGCAGGGCTACTAAGGGGGCGATAGCATGAAAGTACGTGCCAAGTCCTACGGTACCTTCAAGGGGCTGCGTGTGCCCGGCGAGGTGTTCGAGTATGACGGCATCACCGAGAAGACTGTCGGTGGCAAGAAGGCCGCATACTTCCCGAGCTGGATGGAGCCCCTCGAGAAGCCTGCCGCGCGCAAGCCATCGGGCAAGGCTGCAGCCACCAAGCAGGAAGAGCCCAAGCAGGACGCGGGCGACTCAGGCGAGAAGGTCGAGTAACTGAGGGGGCCAATCGGCCCCCTTCTTCATAGAGGAATCTGATCATGGCTATTGGCGACATCTCCACACCTCCGGCCTACTCTGGCCGCGTCACTATGTTTCCCCCGCACGCTGACGCGGTGACGCCGAGTGACTCCGAAGAGTACGCCTCCCCTGTTTCCATCTTCGTTGGCACTGCCGGCGATGTGAGTGCTGTGCCTGCACTGCCGATCGGCGCCAGTGCAGTGACCGTGACCGTGGCTGCTGGCGGCTTCGTGCCGTTCCTGGTTCGAAAGGTGAACGCAACCGGCACCACGGCGACTGACATCCTGGCGGTCTGGTAATGCTGGGCCTGGGGCTGGGGCTTGCCCGGCAGACACTACTGAGCAGGATCATCGATGCCAACCTGGTGCCGGTGATCGACTTCACGCAGTGGTATAACGTGCCGCAGTCGCCAATGGCGAGCACGACCACTGACACCTTTACCAACTCCGGCACCGGGTACATCCAGCTCGACATCGGCGCTGAGGCCGGCAAGACCTACACGATCAGCATCGACCAGACGCGCGGTGCGGGCACGCTGCTGATCTACCTGGCCTCCGAGCAAGGCGTGACCCAGGCCAATCAGGTGTACGGGCTGGAGGGCGGTGCTGAGACGATCGACCTGGTAGCGGACGGGCCTTACCTGACGTTCCGTGCATCGGTGGGCAACACGACCACGACCGTGACCAGCCTGCGCGTTGTCGAGCGTGACCTTGATGCCGAGCTGCGGGCGTTGATCAACTCGCTGTATGGTCAGGGGCAAGCAGGTGCCTTCTATATTCCCAAGCCTGAAGTGCTGGGCAGTCAAGTGTTGTTCCAAGACTCTGCTGGCACAACCCCTGTCACCGCTGATGGCGATCCCGTGGGGCTGATGCTGGATGTGTCGGGCAACGGTCTTCATCTGTCTCAGGGTTTGTCTTCCGCCAAGCCTACATACCGAAGCTCTGGCGGTTACAGCTGGTTGAGCTTTGATGGTGTCGATGATTCGATAATGGCTCAGACCCCTCAGTCGATATCGGTTCCGTACAGCATATCGACATCTGTCGCAGTGACAAGCAATGACACCCGTGTGTCATCGAGCACCAGCGATCTGAATGGGCAGCTAGTCATGAGGGATAACAGCTACCGTATATACAACGGGGCGTTCCTCATCCTCTTTGATACGTTCACTACAGAGAATCCGCACGTTGTTAGTGCGGTGTTCGATGGGGCGGCCTCGTCAATCTCTGTGTCGAGAGGTGACGACACTGGCTCTGTCAGCGGTGACTCTGGGGCTGCCACTTCCCTATCTGCTATCGCGCTAGGGTATCGTGCCAGCGGAAGCACATCCTACGCGGCAATGGATATGTACGGGTATGCGCTGACCGACTATGAGATGAGCGAATCCCAGGCGGGCGCAGTGAGGGAGTTTTATGAGGGGATAAGTCCATGACTCAGTACACCCTCCGCGTCACCATAGCCGCCCCAGTCTCCATGCTCTCAGACGCCAACGCCCTTGCCCTGTGCTTGGGTGAGTCTGCGTCAGACGATCAGACGTTCACGGCGGCCACACATACAGACACCAGTGGCAATGAGTATGCCGTGGCCTCCACTGTCGCCAAGCCTGTCTTCGAGGACATGGCTGCCGAGCCAATGGTTGCGCCCAGTTACGCGCCTGATGCAGACGTGGTGGCAGCCACGCGCGCCCAGGCAACGCTCAACATTGGCGACCTGGCCACGCCTGAGCACATCACCGCCATCGTGGGCGATCGGCGAGAATCAGCGCAGGATCACATCATTCAGCTCGGGCTCGCGCGCATTGCGCAGGAGGACGGTTCATGATCACCAACGTCAATTCCATGAGCTTCTTTGAGTCAATGGCGCACCGCGGAAGATCGTTCGAGGCATATGATCTGGTCGCCTCCTTGAACGGGGTGCAGTATTACCTCGTGCAGTACCCATCCGACAAGACCATCTATCTGCAGGCGCGCACGGTGGCTGGTGATGGCGGGCCGATCTTCTATGAGGTGTATCCAGGCGCCGTGCTTGATGCCATTGGGACGCCAATGATCCTGAGCAACTTGCGTGCAGGCGGCCATCCGACTGATGCTGTCATCAGCCGCTGCACGATTACCGGGCCTCCTGGTGATGCAGTGGTCAAGGTTATCGCTAGCGGCGAGACTGGCGGCGGGCCAAAGGCGACGCCAAGCGCTGGCGGGGCTGAAGTGCTGAGCATTGGCGGGCCTGGTGGCCAGGCCATTGTCGGCATCAGGACGCTGGCCGCAATCACGAATGTAGAGCTCCGGTATGTGTGGGCCGAGGGCGATCCAATGGAGACGATCAATGCCTAGTCAAGTTGACATCTGTAACCGCGCCTTGAGTCACACGGGCACCGACATCACGATTGCCAGCCTGACCGAGAAGTCGAAGGAGGCGCGGCTTTGCCGGCGATGGTATGACTCGACACTCGATCAACTGCTGCGCACCTACGCATGGTCGTTTGCGCAGCGCCGTGTCGAGCTGGCGCTTATCGGTGACGGGCCATTCGGCTGGCGCTTTACGTACCGGTACCCGGTCGATGCGATCACTGTGCTGCAGGTATTCAGCACCGAGATGGCTGGCCGCGGAGAGCCCGGGCGGTTCAACCCGCACCGGGTCGGCATCTATGAGACGGGAAGCGACGGCGAAGGCGGGCGAACCATCCTGACCAACATCGAGAAGGCGGGCTGCCGGTACACTGCCGACATCGAAGACCCCAACCTGATGACGCCTGACTTCTCTGCCACGCTCGAGCTGATGCTGGGCGCCAATATCAGTATGCCGCTGCACGCTAATCCAGCGATGGCGCAGGCGCTCAACAGTCAGGCGCTTGGCAAGCTGAATGAGGCGATGGCTCGCGACCAGTCCGAGCGTCACGGGCCGAGCGCTCCCGAGGCTGAGTGGACGCAGGCGCATATCGGCGGCCACTGCGGGCATCACCACGACCGATACAATGGGGGGTACTGATGGCTAATCAGCTCAACTGGAGCCCGCCCGGCAGCTACCTGCAACCATCGTTTGCTGGTGGCGAGCTATCGCCCAGCCTGCAGGGTCGGGTCGACTTGGCGCGTTATGCCATCAGCCTGAAGACATGTCGCAACTTCGTCGTGCAGCCTTACGGCGGCGTAAGTAATCGTCCCGGCTTCCACTACGTCAACGCATGCAAGTATCCGGGGCGCCCGGTGCGATTGATCCCGTTTTCATTCAACACAGAGCAGACGTATATCATCGAGCTTGGCGATCGGTACGCAAGATTCCATCGTGACGGAGAGACCGTTATGGATGGCGGCTCACCTGTTGAGTTATCAACTCCATATGCAACGCAAGTTCTATTCAAGATCAAGTTCGTGCAATCTGCTGACGTACTCACCTTAGTTCATCCAAGCTATAAGCCTCGCCAGATAAAACGGTTTTCTGAGACTGACTGGAGTCTCGATATATACGATTCAAAGCTTGGGCCTTTCCAAGATCAGAATGTTGATGAAGACATTGTGATAACCGCCAGTGCGCAATCTGGCGGCGGAAGCGGCGTCACCCTAACATCAAGCCAGAATCTATTCGACGCCAGCATGGTTGGCATGCTGATAAAGCTACGCCAGGAATCAACCGACGATATTGGTGCATGGCAGAATCGCGCGTCAGTGGCGGTGGGTGAGTACAGGTACGTCGATGAGCGTACATATCTTGCGGTCGAGAAGGCTGATGCTTCAGCGCTGACTGGTGACAACACGCCTGCGCATACCGAGGGTGAGCAGTGGGACGGGCCAAAGGAGACAGTTCAAGGTATTACCGAGAAGCTGGGCGTGAAGTGGCGATACGTGAATGGCGTCGATGGCGTGTGCGTCATAAACGAGTACATATCGCCAACCGAGGTTCTTGTTGGCGTGTTTAGAACCATCCCCAAGCCAGTCGTGGATAGCGGCACGTATCGGTGGAGCCTTGGCGCATGGAACAGCACAAACGGTTACCCTGGCACGGCGACCTACTATCAGCAGCGTCTATGCTTCGCCAACTCCAGGGCTGAGCCTCAATCGTTCTGGATGAGTGAGGCTGGCATATTCGACGGCTTCGATACCAACTTCCCGATCGAGGCTGATGACGCGATCACCTTCACGCTGGCGAGCCGGCAGGTCAATGAGATTCGACACTTGATCCCTCTTGGCTCACTGCTGGCGCTAACGTCAGGTGCTGAGTGGCTGATCAGCGACAATGATCAAGGGCTTGCGCCCGATACAGTGACCGCTGAAGTGCAAAGTTATCGCGGTGCGTCCGATGTTCCACCATTGCTGATTGGCAGCAGCGCGCTCTACGTGCAAGCGCGCGGCACTGTCGTTCGTGACCTGGCGTACTCCTTCGAGCTGGACGGCTTCACTGGGGATGACCTGACGATATTCAGCAGCCACCTATTCCAAGGGTACACCATCACGGACTGGGCCTACGCTCAGGAGCCTGACAGTGTGGTGTTGGTGGTTCGATCTGATGGCGCACTTCTATCCATGACGTACCAGCGTGAGCAGCAGGTGATTGCCTGGGCTCGACACGACACCATCGACGGCGAGTTCGAGTCAGTGGCTGTTATTGCTGAGGGCAGTCGCGATGTTCCGTATGCGGTCGTCAAGCGCCAAGTGAATGGGGCGACTGTCCGCTACATCGAGTATCTTGATGCCCGCCAGTTCGAGAGAATTGAAGACTTCTTCTGCGTCGACTCTGGGTTGACGTATGACGGGCGAAGCGACACTGGCGTCACCGCCAAGCTTTCTGGTGGCACCAACTGGACGACGAGCGAGTCGCTGACCCTTACTGCCAGCGCTGCTGCGTTCTCCGCTGGCGATGTCGGGCGGAGGATTCGCATATATGGCGATGATACTGATGACGATGGCAAGCGCGAGTTCGCTGATGTTGATGTCGACGCATACGTCAGCAGCACGGTGCTGACTGTTTCGCCTGTTCGCCTGGTGCCTGAGGGGGTGCGCGATTACGCTGATGAGGCATGGGCGTTCATGGCCACCACGCTGTCGGGCCTCGATCACCTCGAGGGCGAGATGGTGTCCATCCTGGCAGATGGCAACGTCCAGCCGCAGAAGCAGGTGGTTGGTGGATCGATCGACCTGCAGTTCCCCGCTGCGGTAGCGCATGTTGGCCTGCCGATCGAGTCAGACATTGAGACGCTGCCGATCAGTAGCGCCGGCGAGACGGTGCGCGATACCTACAAGTCTATCCCGAAGATAGGCCTGCAGTTGAACAAGTCGCGCGGCGTGTTCGCTGCCGGCAGCCGTCAGTCGTTCGAGAAAGATGACCTGGTGGAGCTGAAGCAGCGAGACGCTGAAGACTGGGGTGAGGCCACAGGCCTGAAGACAGGGCTTGTCGAGCTTGGCATTCCAACCGGCTGGACGCAGGACGGCAGCATCTTTATTCGCCAGTCCGACCCGCTTCCGCTGACTATCCTATCCATCATCCCGAGGGTGCAGACTGGTGGCAAAGGCTGAGGTTGTCCCGGCGACGCCGGAGCATGCAGAAGAACTGGCGCTCACGATGCGCGAGGCAGACGTTGCCGAGCTGTGGGCGTCTTCGCTGTGCGAGCCGCGCGAGGCGCTGATCAACGGCATCAAGTGCAGCGACCAAGCGATGACCGGCCTGCTGGATGGCGAGGTGGCGTGCATGTTCGGCGTCACCCCGACATCGATGCTTGGCGGGAACGGCATTGTGTGGATGCTGGGCAGCGACCTGATCGAGCAGCACCCGAAGCATTTCCTGCGCCGTTGCCGCGCCGAGGTCGCCGTGATGGCGCGCAATTACGATGTGCTTCACAATTGGGTGGATGACCGCAACGTCAAGTCGATTCGCTGGCTGCGCTGGCTGGGCTTCACGGTCGAGTCACCCCAGGCGCGCGGCGCTGCAGGACTGCCGTTCCGGTATTTCTACAAGAGGACGTGAGACATGTGTGAACCAACCACGATTGCGCTGATCGCGACCACAGTGATTGCCGGCGCCGTCAGCTACCAGCAGCAAAAGGCGCAATCCGAGTACCAGTCAGATGTCGCTGAGCGCAACGCACAGATTCAAGAGAATCAGGCGGCTGATGCTCGGGCCCGCGGCGTCATTGCTGCCGAGGAGCGCCGCGACCAGGTGCGCCAGATGGAGGCTCGCCAAGCGGTCGGCCTTGCCGGTAACGGGCTCGACATCAGTAGCGGCACAAGCCTCGATCTGTTTGCCGAGACGGCCACGCTGGGTGAGTACGACATCCAGACGGTGCAGGCCAATGCTGCGCGCGAAGCGTTCGGGTATGACACCCAGGCCGCCAGTAGCCTGAGTGATGCGCGAGCTGCGCGGACGATGGGCAAGAATGCCCGCACCGGCACACTGCTGACCACTGCCGCCAGCGCAGGGTCGCAAGGGTACGGCGCCTATGCCTCGAGCACGCCGACATCAGCGGGCACCTACGGCGGCGGGTCTGTCGGCAATCTCTACGGATAAGGAACGGCTCCAATGGCGACAATCCCACGCTTTACCAATCAGCAGCGGGGCCAGGTGCGCGCAGCGCCGGGCGTCACGCAGTCCGGCAATCTTCCTCAGCAGGCATTCGGCGTGGATGTGTCAGGTGCCGCCAAGGGCATTGCCGACATCGCCATGCAGTACAAGAACCGCATGGATACCGCGCGCGTCATGGAGGCCGACAGTAGCCTGACAGCGTTCGAGAACACGGCGCTGTATGACCCTGAGAATGGCGCGCTCAACCTGCAGGGCAAGAATGCTTTCGGCGCTCCCGACAAGGTGATGCAGGACTTTGATCGCACAGCGGCCGACATCCGAGAAGGCTTGAACGGCGCGCAGCAGGTGGCGTTCGACAAGATGACTGGGCAGCGCCGGCAGCAGATTCTGCAGACGATGAACCGCCATGTCGCCGGCCAGGCCAAGGTGTACGAGCAGGAGCAACTGCAAAGCCTGGTGGCCGGCAGCCAGATCACGGCGAGCAACTACTACAACGACCCTGCCCGCATCAGCACCGAGATGCGCCGGCAGACGGCAGCCATCATGGCCAACGCACACGAGAACGGGTGGTCGCCTGAGAAGACCCAGCTCGCGGTGCGCGAGGCGCGGGCCAATACGCACGGCGCCGTGCTCAACCGGCTGGCTGCGACCGACAGCAATGCAGCCAGCAAGTATTACGCGCAGCACGCTGAAGAGATGACGCCATCGGTGCAGGCCAAGTACGACGCGACCATCAAGGTGACGCGCGAGCGCCAGACTGCCGAGAAGGCGGTGGCCGGTATCGTGGGCGGCGCAGGTATTGGGGTTGATGGCGTATGGTCGCGCATGATCCAGCAGGAGAGCGGCGGCAACCAGCTCAATCGCGATGGCACGCCGGTAACGTCACCGAAGGGCGCGGTGGGTATCGCGCAGGTGATGCCCGCCACTGCCAAGGAGACTGCCGCCAAGTTGGGCATCCCGTGGGACGAGGAACGCTACAAGAACGACGCCGAGTACAACATGGCGCTCGGGAAGGGGTATTACGACATCCAGGTCGAGAAGTACGGCGACCCGATGCTGGCCGCTGCCGCCTACAACGCTGGCCCCGGCTCCGTCGACGAGTGGATCAGCAAGTACGGCGACCCACGCAAGGGCGAGATAAGCCGCCAGGAGTTCGCCAGCAAGATACCGTTCGCGGAAACCCGGGACTACGTGGCCAAGGTTGCGCCCCCGCAGTCGATCGAGCCAGGCCTGCAACTGACGCGCTCGCAGCAGATGGCTGCCGTCGAGGGTATGCCGCCAGGCGTCCGCGACATCGCCAAGGACAAGCTGAAGGCGTTGCACGCCATCGAGGATCAGCAGCAGGCTGAGCTGTTCAACCAGATGCAACTGCAGGTCGAGCGCGGCTCTAGCGTCGACAGCCTGCCGGTGGATGCCGTCAATCGTATGGATGCCAAGCAGTTGAAGGCGCTGCGTACACGCGAGCAGGAGCTGGCCGGCGTGAAGATCGAGACTGACTGGCGCAAGTGGACGGAAGTCACCACGATGTCGCGCTCCGAGCTGGCCGCGATTGACGACCCCTACACTGAGTTGCGCCCGCACCTTGACGACGCGCTGTACAAGAAGGCGCTGACGATGATCAACGAGGCCAAGGGCATCGGCACCGAGGGCGACGCGCCGGAAACCAGCAGCACGCTGACCTTCAACCAGATGATCAAGAACAGCGCCAACCTGGTCGGCATCACGCCGGCAGACAAGACGCCTGCCAAGTGGGACGAGGACGAGACGATGGCATATGCTCGCTTCCAGAATGAGGCGGCTGCGCGCGTCGAGGCATGGGAACGCCAGCAGGGCCGCAAGGCGACAGGACAGGAGCAGCAGAAGGTAATCGATGACCTGTTGACCGAAACCATCATGGTGGACGGCGGCTGGCTGGGCGGCGACGAGGAGCGCTACAGCTTCACACTGGATGAGGACGAGCTTGGCGACGCCTATGTGCCGATCGCCGAGATTCCCGAAGAGGACGCGACGTTCGTGAGGAACCTGCTGCGGGCCAACGGCTACACTGCCGACAACAGTGTCGTGCAGCGCGCCTACGCTCAATATAAACTGGGCAACACTGAGGCATTCCAGCAGATCATCTCCGAGGGCAAATAATGGCCGGCATTCAGGACTGGTATCAGAAGACGAACCCGCTGCAAGATGCGGCGCTTGGTGCGTCGAGTGAGGACACGGGCCGCGACATGAGCCCGATGCCCAAGGCCACGACCGACTTCCAGAAGTGGGCGACCGGCATTCAAGGCGAGCAGAAGCTGGCGGCATCCATGCGCCAGGCTCGCAACGAGAATCCAGACCTGAAGGCCGAGGTGTTCAACCTGCAAGGCAAGACGGGCCTGCCCGCCGAGCTGATCCAGCGGAATCTGGATATGGTTCGCGAGCGCGTATCGCAGCAGGACTTCGACGCGAAGAAGTTCCGCCAGGACTTCCCGAAGCTGGCCGGCGCAATGGAAGACCCCGACACGGCCAGCGTTGCTCACGACGACCTCGATAGCCTGCAGTTGATGGAGCGCGTGCTTTCCAGTGGGAGCGCGCCGGGCAATGGCACCTATGGCGTCGTTTACCCTGCGGCGCTGCGCCGGCAGATGCTGAGTGGCGAGATTACGCCGGATGAGTATCGCGAGCTTCACCCCAAGTACCGCCAGCCACTGCTGCGTGACGCGACGGTGGCCGCCAATCTGGATGCCGATCAGTCTGCTGTTCAGAATGCAGCATGGCAGGCGTTGGAGCGCGGCAACGCGCAAGAGCGATTCCAAGACATGGGCACGCTCGAGTGGTTCACCAAGGCGCCCGCGGCAGCATGGCGCCAGGGTCGACTGGCTGAGGATCGCAATGGGCTTGCCTTCGAGCAGATGATGGGCGGAGGCGACCCGTCGCTTGAGGGGCGGCTGGTCGAGATGGAAGGCCAGCTTGGTCGCAAGTTCGGTGATGAGACACTGGGCGGCGGCATTCTGGTATCAGCGGCCGAGTTCGCGCCGATGACTATCAGCTCGCTGGCCGCTGGCGTGAAGACAGGGATTCCGGCTGCGCTGGCTGCCGGCGGCGTGGCGGCGGTGGCTGGTCAGGCTGGGCCACAGATTGCATTCCCCGAGGAAGTGGTCACGGTTCCCGGCGCTGCCGCGATGGGCTTTGCTGCTGGCTCCCGCACCGGTGCCGCTGAATACTCCTTCCGGCAGGAGGCGGGTGGCGCCTATCGCGAGTTCAAGGCGTTTCGTGATGAAGATGGCGTGCCGATGGACAATGCCACGGCCACGGTGGCTGCGGTGGTGTCCGGTAGCGTCAATGCCGGCCTGGAGATGTTCGGCCTCGAGACGCTGGTGAAGTCTTTCCCGGGCGGCTAGAAGGTGCTGGGCGGCATCACCCGCAACTCGATCAAGCAGGCGCTGAAGACGCCAACCGTGCGCAAGGCGTTCGCCGACCTGGGCAAGCGCTTTGCTGGCGTGTGGTCTATCGAGACGATGACCGAGGTGGCGCAGGAGGGTGTCGTTATCCTGGGCGGCGAGCTGGCGAAGACGTTCAACTCCGCCGACTTTGAGGGCGTCACTGCTGAGCAGGTGGAAGAACGCCTGACCGAGACATTCAAGATGGCCGCGCAAGGCATGCTGCTGATGTCCGCCCCGGGGCCAATGACTACGTTCGCGATGGACTACGGCAAGGCGCGCGGCGCTCAACAGACGCAAGACCGCATGGAAGCGCTGGGCGAAGGTGCCCGTGCATCCAAGCTGCGCGAGCGCATGCCGGCGAAGTACAAGCAGATCATCGAGAAGCTGCAGGCCAACGGGCCGATCGACGCCGTGCAGGTGCCGGTCGAGCGCTGGAATGAGTTGTTCCAGATGCGCGGCATCGACCCTGCCGAGATGGCCAACGAGGTGGTCGGCAACTACGACTCCTATTCCGAGGCGATGGCGAGCGGTGGCGACTTCGTTATCCCGCTGGCCGATTACGTCGAGAAGCTGGCGGCGACCGACTTCCATCAGGAGATGACCGAAAACGCCCGGTTCAATCCGGGCGACATGACGCCGCGCGAGGCGCGCGAGTGGATGGCCAATGCCCCTGAGGCCACGCAGTCATATATCGATGAGATGGCCAACGCGCCGGCCGACCCGAGCCAGGCGGTCTATGAGGACGTTATTGGCCAGCTCACATCCGCAGGCCGCGACCGCACCGCTGCTGAGAATGAAGCGCGACTGACGCAATCCGTGTTCCGCACGCTGGGCGAGCGCACCGGGCAAGACCCCGCTGAGCTTTACCGCCAGTACGGCATCAACATCACGCGCCCGCTGCCCGAGGTGCTCCGCCAGGCCACCAAGAACGTGGACACTGACCTCGACCCGCTGATCGATCGCCTGCGCTCCGGCGACATCCCGAGCCAGCGTGACGCATTCGGTGAGTCGCTGGTCGAGTTCCTGCGCGAGCGAGGCATCAATGATGAGGGCGGCGAGCTGGCTGCGCGCGATGCCGACGTGGGGCGCAAGGCGTTCCAGCGGGCACTGACCAGGCCTGACGGTATGACGCTCGATGACGCGGCGCAGGCGGCGGCTGAGGCTGGGTATCTGACTGGCCAGGATCGCAGCACTGTCACGCAGCAAGACCTGCTGGACGCCATTGATCGCGAGCTGGCCGGCGAGCCTGTCTACACTCCGGGCGGCGCCAACACGCAGCAGCAGAATATGATCGAGGTGCTCAATAGCCTGGGCGACTACATCGAAGAGATGGGTGGCGACCTTGATGCAATGGACAATCCGACCATCAAGGCGCTGATGAAGGGCGAGCAGATCAGCCAGCCTGACCCGGAGAGTGACGCGACCACGCTGAATCAGGACGCAGCGACGCGCGAGCAAGTCGAGGCCGAGCTGGCCGAGCAGGCCGGCGATGACCGTAGCCTGTTCGATGATGCTGAGTGGCAGGCGTTTATCGATGAGGAGTTGGCGAAACGTCAGCCCCAAGCGCCAGCAGCGCCGGGCAGCATGCAGCAGGCGCGCGACTTGGCCGCCAGCCTTGAGCAGCAATTCCCTGGCCTGACGCTCAACCTGGGCGGGCGTGACGGCAAGATAACCATCGACCGCATCGAGCTGCGCGGCGACCTGCGCGAATCCGGCACTGGCACGCAGGTGATGAACGCTATCACGGGCTGGGCCGACGACACTGGCGCGACACTGGCGCTGACGCCATCCGACTCGTTCGGCGGCAACGTAAAGCGGCTGAAGGAGTTCTATAAGCGCAGCGGCTTCGTCGACAACAAGGGCGCAGCGAAGGATTTTGAAGTCAGCGAGTCGATGATACGCGAGCCGGCGGAGACGCTGAATCAAGGCGGGTCGGTAGTAGAGGTGTTCCGTGGCGTTGGCGGAGACTCCGGTGAGGGCCGCTACTACACGCAGGATAGGGAGTTCGCAAGGGAGTTCACGCTATCTGGCCAGGATCGCGAGATTCGTCGCCGATACATTCCAGAGACTGACATCTATGAAAGCGATACGCTGCCATTTGCTGGTGATGTTGATGCGATAGATTCAGCAATTGCAGAGGCAGAGCTGCAGGGCAAGAAGGCAATCAAGGTGAGCGAGGGCGAAGGGCAGTCCCCGTCAATATTCGTGATTGATGACTCCGCGCTATTCCGCAGCAACCTTGGCGCCAGCCGAGCCTACAAGCAGGGTGGCCGCCAGCCGCGCGGCCGCATCAGCTTCCCGCAGTCGCGCAAGTTCTTCAACATCGAGCTGCTCGAGCAGGCGAATCTGTCGACCTTCATCCATGAGTCAGGGCACCTGTACCTTGAGATTCTGGGCGACCTGGCCGGGCGTGAGAATGCGCCGCAGCAGTTGGTGGACGATTACCAGATCGTGCTGGACTGGTTCGGCGTCGATTCTGCTGACGCCATCGGTGTTGATCAGCACGAACAGTGGGCGCGCGGCTTCGAGGCCTACGTCATGGAGGGCAAGTCGCCGAGCAGCGCAATGCGTGAGGCGTTCGCCCGCTTCAAGGCATGGATGGTGGCTATCTATCGCACCGTTGCCAATCTGGATGTCGAGCTTTCCGATGAGGTGCGCGGCGTCATGGATCGCCTGGTCGCCACTGATCAGGAGATAAGCGAGGCGGCGCTTGAGTCTGGATACCAGCCTATCTTCACTGACGCGACCGCTGCCGGCATGAGTGAAGCCGAGTACCAGGCCTATGCTGCGGCTGCGCAGCGTGCCCGCGAGTCTGCGGAAGAGAGTCTGTCCCGCAAGGTGATGACCGAATATCAGCGCGAGACGAAACGCTGGTGGAAGAATGCCAAGGAAGAGATGACTGCCGAGGTTGCTGGCGAGGTGAATCAGCAGCCAGCCTATGTGGCGATGGCCGTGATGGGCCGTGGCAAGCTGCCGGATAGCTCACCACTTCCCGAGGGCATGGAGCAGTTCAAGCTCAACAAGGCTGCGCTGGTCGAGAAGTACGGCGAGCCCTTCCTCAAGCGCCTGCCGCGCCCGTACATCTACACTCGCCAGGGTGGCGTGCATCCAGACATGGCCGCTGAGGTGTTCGGGTATACGTCCGGCGACGAGATGATCCAAGACATCGTGAACGCCAGGCCGCGCCGCAAGCTGATCGAGTCCGAGGTCGATGTCCGTATGCGCGAGCAGTACGGCGACATGCTCAACGACGGCAGCATGGCTGACGCTGCGTTCGAGGCGGTGCACAACGACCAGCGCAGCAATGTGATGCAGGCCGAGCTGCGCACGCTGTCACGTCGCTCTGGTGCCCGCCAGTCTCCGGTGTCGATCATCAAGGACGCTGCGCAGCGCATCATGAGCGACAAGCGGGTGCGCGACATCAAGCCGGGGCTCTACCTGCGCGCCGAGCAGAAGGCCGGCCGCGAGGCGTTCGATGCGGCGGCGTCCGGCGACTACGCCAAGGCGACCGAGGCCAAGCAGCGCCAGCTTCTCAACCATCACCTGTACCGTGAGGCGACACGAGCCCGAGACGATGCCGATAGCGTCCAGACCTACATGGCGCGCTTCAACAAGAAGCCTACCCGCGTGCGTCTGGCCAAGGCGGGGCAGGAGTACATCGATCAGATTGATGCACTGTTGACCCGGTACGAGTTCAAGAAGACCAGCTTGCGCCGCATCGATCGCCGCCGTTCGCTCGAGGCATGGATCGGCGAGCAGCAGGCCGAGGGCTTCACGATCGATGTGCCCGATGCCGTGATGGATGACTCCCGCGTCGTCAACTGGCGCGAGGTTGCTATCGATGAGCTGCGCGGCATGCGCGACGCGGTGAAGCAGATCGAGCACCTGGCTCGCACCAAGAACAAGCTGCTGGCCGAGAAGGACAAGCGCGACTTTGAGGCGCAGGTCGATACCGTGGTATCCGCCATCGAGGCGAACCACACGCGCGTCGAGCGTTCGGTGCCGCTGCATGAGTCGCTGCGCGAGAAGGTTGGCAACTGGGTTGGCAATGCCCACGCCTGGCACACCAAACCTGAGTTCCTGTTCCGCTGGCTGGATGGCGACGCCGAGGTCGGGCCGGTATGGCAGGCGATGTTCAAGCCGCTGGCTGACGCCGAGAGTGTCGAGCAGCAGATGCAAGAGAAGGCGACCAAGGAGCTGCAGCGCATCCTGGGCGCCTACACGCGCGAGGAGCGGGCCAAGTGGTATGCCGAGAAGCACTACGTGCACCAGGTCGGCCAGAGCATCGACAAGGCACGCATGATGGCCATCGCCCTCAACTGGGGCAACGAGTACAACCGCGAAGTGCTGATGGAAGGCTACGGCTGGAATGCGGGCCAGGTCGACGCGATCCTGTCCTATTTCGATGAGCGCGACTGGCTGGTCGTGCAGGAACTGTGGGACTTCATCGATGGATTCTGGCCTGACATCAAGTCTATGGAGGAGGACTTGAACGGCATCGCCCCGAAGAAGGCCGAGGCCTCAGCGATCGAGACGCCGGCAGGTACGCTGCGCGGCGGGTACTACCCGATCAAGTACGACACGCGCACAAGCTACAAGGCGTTCCAGCGCGAGGAGAAGGCAGGGGCAAGCCTGTTCGAGAACAGCTTCACTCGACCGGCAACGCGCACCGGGCACACGAAGGAGCGCCAGGGTAGTGGCGGGCAGAAGCTGCGCCTGGATATTGACGTGCTGTCCGAGCATCTGGGTCAGGTCATCCACGACTTGAGTCATCGCCGGGCCGTCATCGACGTGAACCGTCTTGCCAGCAATGACCAGGTGCGGTCTGCCATCGAGGAGACTGCCGGGACTGAGATGTATCGCCAGATCAGGCCTTGGCTGCAGTCGATCGCCAATGAAGTGAACCAGCCTGAATCCTACTGGGAGAAGCTGATCGGGCAGGCGCGCGTGGGCGCGACCGTGGTCAACATGGGCCTGAAGGTGACGACGGCTGTGGTGCAGCCGCTGGGCTACATGAACAGCATCGACATGCTGGGCGCCAAGTACGCATGGAAGGGTCTCACCGACTTCTTCGGCTCCCGGGGCAATGGCCGTTCGTATGCGACGTGGGCAAACATGAAGACAGGCACGGCGTTCGTGCATGAGCGAAGCACGATGATGCTGAATCGCCCGAAGACATTCGACCGCGACGTGCGCGACTCACTGCAGCGCATGACCAAGGAGACGAAGCTGCAGGAGTGGCAGCGCAGCTTCTTCATCATGACGGGCCTGATGGATATGGCGGTGTCCGTGCCGACATGGCTGGGCGCGTACCGCAAGGCGATGGAAGGCGAGGTATCCGAGATTGAGATGGGCAACGAGCCGCGAGCCATCGACTATGCCGACAGCATTGTGCGCCAGACGCAATCGGCGGGCGGCGTCAAAGACCTGGCACAGATTCAGCGCGGCGGCCAGGTGCGCCGGTCGTTCGTCATGTTCTACTCGTATTTCAGCGTCCTCTACAACCAGTTCGCACGCCAGATCAGCAACGTGAAGCAGGGCAATATCAGCGTGCCGAGGCTGGCCGCCAGCGCCTTCTTCCTGTGGTTCGCTCCATCGATCCTTGGTGAGCTGGTCGCGGGCCGCGGGCCGGATGATGAAGATGAGTGGGCCGAGTGGGCGGCACGCCAGGGCATCTTGTACCCAATGGGCGCCGTGGTCGGCCTGCGCGACGTGGGCAGCGCGGTGCTCACCCCGTTTGGATATGGCGCCAGCCCTGCGTTCGATGCCTTCGAGATGACGGCGCGCACGGCATCCATTCCGCTGAAGGCGCTTGATGAGGATCAGGAGCTGGGTCGGTCTGACGTGAAGGCAGCGGTGCTGACTGCGGGCTACTGGGGCAAGCTGCCGAGCCGCCAGGCCTGGATAACTGGCGAGTACATGTTCGACGTGATGACCGGCGAAGAGAAGCCGGACGACCCCGGCGAGTTCGTCAAAAACATGTTCTTCGCGCGCCCGGCTGACGAGCGCAATTAACCAGTTGGCGCGGCATTCTGTGCGATGCGCAGCGTGCCGCGCTACAATGCGAGCAGTCGAAAACTTGACCAAGGTGGCCATCCATGACCGTCCCAACGAATGACAACCGGGAGCAGTACCAGGGCAATGACTCTGCCACTGTTTTCCCCTACGCCTTTCGGATTTTCGAAAGCAGCGACCTCAAGGTCTATCTGACCGACTCAGAGAACAATCAGGCTCTTCTGGCTGAAGGCACCGACTATACGGTGTCGGGCGCCGGGGACGAGGATGGCGGCGAGGTCACGTACCCGGTATCTGGCGACCCACTGGCGGCAGGTGAGACGCTTACCATCCTTCGAGTTATCGACATTACTCAGGGGACAGACCTGCGCAACCAGGGCGCTTACTATCCTGAAGTAGTCGAAGATGAGTTCGATCGATCCCGCATGATCGATCAGCAGCAGCAGGAGGAGATAGACCGATCTCTGCGACAGCCTGCTGCCAGCGAAGGGTATGACGCAGGCGGGTACCGGATAGAAAACATTGCTGACGCCGAAGAGGATCAAGATGCAGTCAGCAAGTCGCAGATGGACGAGCGATTCAGTAACGACGTGATAACCCAGACATCTGGGCACTGGGATGCAAAGGGAAAGCGGCTCGGCAACTTGTCTGCCCCTGTGGCTGATACTGACGCAGCCACGCGCGGATTCTCCGAAGGCTACACGGACGCGAAAGTCGAGGCTGAAAAGGATCGCAACACGGCAGCGCTCGCCAACGAGGCTCAGATCAGGGCGGATGCTGATTCTGCTGAAGCTCAGATCAGGGCGACGGCAGATGCCAACGAGGCGCAGACTCGAGCGGAGGCGGACGCCAATGAAGCTCAGATCAGGGCGACAGCAGATGCCAATGAGGTGCAGGCTAGAGCAGAGGGGGACGCCAACCTGCAAGCTCAGCTAACTGGCAATATTCCGCTGGAGGCGTCGGCGTTCTCTCCCATATCCTGGCATGACCAATCAGTCGGGAATAGCGTAACAATACCGGCAGGGAAAAATGCCTGGTCTTTTGGGCCTGCTATCAATGTATCGCCCTCTGCAACGGTAACAGTTGGCGAGGGGTCTTTCTGGACAGTTGCTAATGGGGAAGTGCAATGAGCAAAGTTAGAGCAAACTCAATCGAGAATCTTGATGGAGTCCCGCTATCTGGACAGGATTGGGGGGATATTAATCCTGATAACCTTGTTGCGGGTTCGACTGTGCGCCGCCTGGGTAAGAACTACCAGCTACTTGATGGCGGCGATGGTTCTAGCGACCCTGCCTCAGATGGCGGCGTCAATTGGGCGATTATTGCGGCGGGCGACCCCTCTGGGCTTGGAGTCCTGTCTGCAGGTAGCAGCGTTCGTCGAGACCTTGCGAGCAGGTTTTCCGATACCATAAACGTACTGGATTTTGGAGCTTCTGGTGACGACGCTACAGACAACTATGCCGCATGGCAGGCAGCTTTTGACTACGCCTCAGAAGTAGTCGCTAGCTCCTACAATGGAGTTAAGATCGTTGTTCCTGCTGGGACATACCGATTCAGTCAGAGAGTCATCTGCACTGTGGCTCCCTCGGGGACTCCTTCAACAGGCACTCCATCAATCTCCCTAGTCGGTGCTGGGTCTTCTGAGACTTATCTTGTTGCCAATGAGGGAAACACGACGGGGTGCGTTTACCTTACTTCTGACAAGAACGACGAGCTGTTCTCTGTTGGCGGGATGGGCTTCCTGTCCGACTTTGATGCTGACGCCGCAACCACGAACGGCATTGGCTTGCACGTAGACTCAACCCTGACTCAAGGCACCCCCAGCTTCGGCGCCCAGCCTCGCCGGACAGTCCACCTCAGTGACCTATACTTTGGCGGGTACGGAACTACCTCAGGTGAGCGGGCCGACCGTGGCAACTTCACCAAGCAGCTCCTGGTTGAGAACAAGTGGTGGCCTTACGCGGATGATATTTATTGCCGAGGTTCTAACTTCCCGTTTGATACCGACACCAACGAGCCGCTATACACCCTTACGGGTCGTACCCATATGGCGCACTTCAAGAATTGCTACTCCCCTGAAATTGGGGATATTCAGTGCACAGGGTATGCTCTTAACGGCCTCGTGATTGAGGGTAGGGACGACAACCCCTCAAACCCGTCTGATAGTGACTTCGAGGATTTTCGTCTGCACGACGCGTTCCTTGTTGGTCAGGACAAGGGGTTCTCCCTTCTCCACACGTCCGACCAAGAAGGACTTTCGTTGTACGAACCGGGTGGGGCAATTTCCAACCTGCACGTGTCTAGCTACACATCCAACATTCACCTGAAGTACCACCGTCAGATTGTAGCCAACAACATCTACCTCTACATTCCCAAAGGAAAGGGTCTTCCAGACTACACGGGGAATCCGACGGCGCTCCTCCTCGAGGGCGTCGATGACCTGCTTGTCGGTAATATTGAATTCCTTGAGTCAGGATTCTATACAGACGATGCAAACTGTGCGTGCAGCGTCCGTGTTATTAAGCGGGCAAACGCAGTCTTTAACTCCACGCAGTTTAACTGTGGTGGTATCGGTGTAAAGACTCCAGCATCTGTGGGCGGTGGTCTTGCGTTCCGTAATGTCAAGATTGGAGGGGCAGGGGATAACCTGTGGCCTACGTTTAAACTCCTATCCGATGCGTCTCGTATTGCATCCGTAGGGGTGACTAATACAAACGCAGGGGCGGGTTTTGTTGAAGACTACCTGACCAGCCAAATGGAGGGGGGTGCAGCTCTTCGCCATGCTTTGAGGAATGATCGGCAAGACTATGCAACATCCGGCGGTTATCAGGTGGCCAGCTACTCGGCATATGGCCCTGATAGCGCTGGCAATATTGAGCTGGCGTCCCAACTCCGTACCGACTTCTCCAGTAACACAGATGGCGATGAATCAAGCGACCTTGTGCTGTTCCTCAAGAGTGGTGGGTCTACGTCACAAGTTGCCAAGTTCTCAGGCTCTACTCGGCGAATCTCCGCCAATCAAGGGTTTGAGGCGGCTGGTCAAGTTGGGGCCTCTGGTTCGTTCACTTCTGCTGATGGGAAGACCATCACGGTTACTGGCGGACTCATTACGGGGATTGTGTGACCTGCTATGCCGCATCACGCCAATCGCGAGTCGATGATCGCGCCTCGTCGCCATGATCTTGTCATTTAAAGCATGGGGTCTTGATGTTCAATTTATAGCGAAGCCATGTGTTATCTGAAGGTGCCCGTATCAACAATAGGAGGGGGCATGCAGGAAGACAGAAGCAATCACCGCATTACAGTGCTCGAGCAGCAGGTCAGTCACCTGCTGCCGTCCATGAAGGAGCACATGCAGAAGTCTGAGGACAAGCTAGACCGGCTCACGACGTTGGTGATTGAGCTGGCCGAGCAGTCCAAGCGGTTGCCGCACATTGACGGGGAGGTGCAGCAGATCAAGAGTGACATGCACAAGATGGAATTGCGCATGGCGGTAACTGACCGCAGGCAGGGAGACACTGAGGATATGGTCAAGTCCTTGGCCGGCCTGCGGGATGACGTGATGAGTAACAAGACGACAAACAGAATCACGCGCTGGGCTGCAGGGGTGGTCTTTACAGGGGCAATAGGAACAATCTTCTTTGCCATCAAAGAGGCCTTGAGCCAATGACCTACTCGTATCTTTTCACTGCAATGCTGTACCTTCCCGTCGTAATCGGCGGGGTCTATCTGATCTGGCTGGCGTCGCGCGTAACGTGCGGCTTCAGTCGGTGGCTGAGACTGGGCGGACTGATGGCGTCCCTGCTCGGCACAAGCATGATCATCTTCCGGGTGAACCATGCGATTGAGGGGCGCGGCTACAGTAACGAAGGGATGGCGTGGCTGATCTTCGACAACACGCTGTCGGCATACATGATTCTGACGCTGCTGTGTGGCGCGGTGTACCTGCACCGGGTGCGCGCTGGCGGCTGGAGGCGACATAGTGACCGAGTGGATTGATCGCACTGCTGCGCAGACGCGCACGGTATTCGTCAGTGCAGGGCATAGCGACACTGACTCCGGGGCCGCGGCGAACGGCATCACTGAGGCCGACATCGTGCTCGAGCTGCGCTACCTGGTGTGCGCCCAACTGGAGGGGCGCATCAAGTTCTCCCGCGACGGGGCAGAGTTCGTCAACATGTCGCTGAGCTCTGCAACCAAGATGGCGGCTGCGGCCGACATTGCTGTCGAGTTCCACTGCAACGCTGCAACGCCAGCAGCGACCGGGGTGGAGACGCTGAGCAAGCGGGAAGACTTCGCCCTGGCCAGCAAGTTCCTGAAGGCGACTGTCGACGCGCTAGGCCTGCGCAACCGCGGGGCCAAGCCTGAGAATGCCGGGCAGCACTCCCGCCTGGCGTTCGTGTCAGACGGCGGCGGCATCATCCTCGAGCTGTTCTTCCTGACCAACACGGGAGACATCGAGGCCTACCAACAGAACAAGAACGCACTGGCGGCTGCACTCGCCGACGTTCTCATTGAGGAAGCCTGCCAATAACGGCCAGGCCACAACTGGAGTATCACAATGCGCAAAATGATTCGTGTCATCGTGGCATCTGTATTCGCTCTATCCCTGTCGGCCTGCTCGACTGTCTCGGGCATCACCAGCGGTATTGGTGCTGAGGCTGAGCTGCCAGTGAAGTACGCGGTGGCCAAGGTTATTGGCAGCTCCGACAGCGTGACCGGGCAAGGCGTCATGGACGTGACGGCCAAGGTTCGCACCTACGTTGAGTCCGATGGCGAGCTGGCGCTTGATGATCTGATGGCGCAGGCAACCGGCGAGATTGACTTCGCCAGCATGGAGCCCGCTGATGCAATGCTGGTGCAGGCGCTGCTTTCTCAGATCGAGCACACCATCACCCAGGATATGCCCGAGCTGCCCGACGAGCGCAAGGTGCGGGTGCTGACCTTGCTGGACTGGATCGACCAAGCGGCTGGGCTCTATGCAGATCACGATTGAGCGACAGCCGATACTGATTGAGGTGGCGCGTAGCGCCTGGGCGCCGTGGCTGGCTCCGGGCGTTCGTCGCTTCGATCTGGTGACTGACTTCGAGGTGATAGTCGACGGCGAGCTGTTCGTCGTGCCGGCAGGGTACCGCACCGACAAGGCGTCTATTCCAAAATGGCTGCACTGGCTGTTCTCTCCGGACTACGCGCCATCGCTCTGTGCGTCCATCCTGCACGACTACTGCTACTCACACCTGTACCGATCGATGAGCAAGGCGCGGGCCGACAACATGTTCCGCGCCGTCATGCTGAGCCAGGGCGCCAGCAGCACGGTGGCCTGCATGTTCTATCGGGCGGTATCGACATTCGGAAAAGGGGGCTGGGCATGAACGAGAAGACGGAAGGCAGCGTGAAGCGGGCGACCAAGGATAACGCCGACACGGCTGGCATCAGTCTTGGGGTGATTCTCGCTTGGGCAATCCCGACGTTCACGGGCATCGAAATTCCTATCGAGGTGGCCACCGCTGCCGGCGGCATCCTCGGGGCGGTCGGCGCACGACTTCGAGACTGAATCGCAGGCACAAAAAAACCGGCCCCCCTGACAAGGGCCGGCAACTACTGACATCGCAAGAACAGCTCACCCTTCTATCGTAGCCGATACTCAGCGTAACTGCATACCTCCCCCCATCTATTCTTCGTTTCAACGCGCCGGCACTCTATGTCATGGCCGCGATTGCGCAGCTCATTGATGCGCGCCGCCAGACGGTAGATGCCCAGCTCACCCCAGGCCTGCATCGGGTCTATCGTTCCGCGCTTCTGTAGGTGCTCCAGCAGTCGATGGTACTGAGCCATGATCTTTCCTCCGCTCTCGATTGATTCGTGCGAAGCCCCCGCGACCTTCCTGGTACACCTTGCGGTGGGCCTCTGACCGTCGCTCCGGTGCGTGCCTGATCCATAGGCGATGCACTGTCTTGCGCTTGTTGATGTGGTGCAGGATGGTCTGCTTGGCAACTCCGGTGCGCTCGGCGATGTCGGCGACGCTCTCGCCTGCGCACGCCATCGTGATGAGTGTCTGAAGCTCGGGCTTCTGGATGATGTGCAGCGGGCTGCGCGTGGCGGCAATGCCGATGTGGCAGGCCTTGGCCTTCACCTGGTTGCGCGCCAGGCCAAGCGCATCAGCGACCTCGCGCGCCGTCATGTCGACCAGGTAATGGTCGTCAAGGAATTGCACCTGCTCGCGCGTCCAGTCGTGCCCAACCTTCCCCCGCTTGATCTTGTGGCGGGCGAACTTGTAGACGGTAGAGCTTGAGACTCCGAGCTCCGCCATGATCTCGGTGGACGTGCAGCCAGACTCGGCTAGCTGCACAAGCCGGTCGATCGTCTCAGGGCTGATCGGCGTTCTTACCGGCATCGCTCGCCTCCATCATCCTGAGAATGAATCCATCCACGCATAATGCGGCGTCGGCCAGGCCGTCGAGCAGCATGCGCTCCTTCGGGCCGCGCGTCCGTGCGTAGGCGTAGACGTTCTCGACCGACACGGGGAAGGGCGGGGCGATGTCGTCAATGATGACGTGGATCAGTCGCACGCCGTTCACCGGTATCGTGATGCGCGGGCTGTTGGGTACCAGATCGAGGCACACCATGCCGGGGTACCATCCTGTCTTCTCGCACTTGAGCTGATGTCGGGCTGTCATGACTGATCCTCCACCTTGCCGCCTGCAACGACACGGATACGCTTCTTGGGCTTGGGCTCCTGCTTGGGCTCCGCCAGCCATTCACTGCTGAATGTCGGCAGGGCGTCTGCAGACATGCCCATGATGAGCACGGCAGCCTGAACGGCTTGATCACTGCACCGGGCGAGTATCTTGTCCCCACCTGAACGAATATCGACTGCAGTGTAATTGCTGTCGCTGAGCCTAGAGAATGTCGACTTGAGCTGCGCAATGTAGTTCTCGTTCACAAGGATCGGCGTGTTCGTCTCGGCAAACCCGTCCATCACTCTGGCGGCATCGGGGAACTTCCCGTCGATCAGCTTGAGCGTGCCGAGTGCAGTTGTCTCAGCGGGAGCTTCCGCCTGGCGGGACGCGATTTCAGCGGGACTGGATTCCGAGGCTGACGACTGGATGCTGTCGATCACCATGCCTGTTCCATTATCTGCCACCACGAACAGGCCGGCAGACTTCTTGCGCGCAGCGGAAATCAGCGCCTTGCAGGGTGCGATGATCATCTCCTTGCTGCACCATCCGTCTGGGTCGCGGCACACGAAGATTGCATGCCCATTGGTCGCGGCAATGATTACCCCGCCATCCGCGGCGGGGCGCACGTTGACGCCATTCAGGTAGTACCGCACGTCAGTAGTGCCGGCGAAGGTGTTTGCTGACGCGAGCATTGCCGCGCTGAAGTGTGCGATTGGTTTCATGCCTCACCCTCCCGTGCTGCCTGGTATTGGTTGACCGGCGCCTCTTCGCTGAACGGCACGTCGTCCTGCTGCGGGCCTGACAGAACGTCACTCAGTGCCTGCGGGCCTTGGCGCGGCGTGATGTCGCGGGCGTTGCGGTAGTCGTACAGCTCTTCGTCGCGATTGACCACGGTGGCCAGCTCGCTGCTGAGCGGTAGGCGCTTGGCCAAGCGGTGCAGCGCCGACTTCTTGGCCATCTGCTCATACCAGTCGACCCAGGGGCCGCGGTCTTTCGACTTGCTGGCGCCGCGCACCTTGGCAATGTCCTCTGGCGTCATGATCTCGACATAGAGCGAGGCATCCTTGGTCTTGGCCATCGCGTAGACCAAGGTTATCTGGCCGCGCTGACTGCCGAATGACGGGCGGTGCATGATGTGCTCGCCGTCATCATCGACGTAATAGTCGAACTGGTCGGCCTCGTAGACGACGTTCGCGTTGATGCTGGCCAGCTCGCCTGACTGGCGAATCTTCTTGAGCACGCCGCCGATCATCGGCATCCACTGCACCTTCTTCACCCACTGCTGGGTGGCGCGATCCTTCGTGCTGAAGATGATCAGCGCGCCTTCGCGCCCGTCCGGCAGCAGGCCATCCTGCGCCGCCTTCATGACACTGCTGAACAGTGACTGCCGGTCTGCCATCACCAAGTCAGGGCTGGTCTGGATGGCCGTCATGGCGACGCGCTGAAACTGCTTGGGCGTAATGTGGTCGGGCAGCACTGACTCCAGCTCGGGAGTCATCTTGTCCATCTGGTTGCGAAGCTGTCCGATCGGCGTGAGCTGTTGCTGTGTCATTGTCTTTTCCTTATAGGTGTGGTGGTTAAGATTGCGCTTCTATTGCTTCGTTGATCTTCTCGAGATGCTCTTCTGGGGTGAGTCCGTGGGAGCCCTGGAAAAAAGTATTGCGGCATTTGATTGCCACGTTCCTCAATCCTCTCGGCTTTCTTCGATACTCCCGCTCTTGTTCCGAGCTGATGAAGTAGCGGGGCGGATCATAGAATCGCTTCTTGGTGTCGCCCAAGCGGATGCAACAATTCCCCTCACCCTCTTCTGGAACGATGACATACCCGCTCCCGCAAAAAATAACCCATACCTTAGCGCCAAACTTGACCATGTGGCGCAGCGGGTGGTTCGTGCCGCTCTTTAATCGCACGGACTTCATCATCGCCTTTGGCACTATCCGGCCCTTGGGGTAGACGGTGGCGCGGCGCTTGAACTCTTCAATCGACTTGACTGTATCCATGATTCATCTCCTGTTACTTGGTTGCCCAGCTCGGCAGGCTGAGCGACTCGACGCCGGGCCATACGCCTGACTCCATGCACTCGGCATAGGTGCGCAGGTTTGCCTGATAGGCGTAGCGCCCGATCATCTTGGCTTCGTCGTCCAGTTGGAAGATGCGCACCGGGTACTTGCCGCAGTTGATGGTGCTGCTGATGAACAGGAACAGGAAGCCATTGGTAGGCTCGCCTGACGCATGCGCGTACCCATCGGAGTAGAACGCATCCTGCACATGGTAGCGGTAGTCAAAGACTGACCGGGCCACCTTGCTCATGTCGGCGGTCGTCTTCACGTCGACGATGAATCCCGCCTTGGTGATGAGCTTGTCAGGGCGGCAACGACACTTCACGTTCGTCTCCGGGTCGATCCAGTAGGCGCTGGCCTCGGCCTGCCCTTCTGCCTCCATGAGCTGCCGCGCCTCGGGGTGCGCCATGACCGACTCGCGCATCAGGTTAATCTTGCGCGCTTCGTCGGCGGTGATGATCATCCGGCCTGACGCCTTGGCCGCAGCCAGAAACTCTTCCGCCTGCTGCTTGCCGGCATTGGTGCGGCGGTTGATGGCGGGCTCGATCACGAACTGGTCGGTGAACTTCTCCGGCTCCAGCCGCATGGTGTGCATGGCCGTCCCGAGATTGAGCGCATCCTTCTTGCCGTCGTCTTCCGGCGCGGTGCGCGACCACTGCAGGAGTGCCGGCGCCTTGTCGAGCATATCCAGGTTGGACTTGCTGATGCCTTCGCCTGCATGGTACGCCGCGTTGCTGATGTCGCTATAGATGCCTGGCTTCATTGTGAGTGCCTCGCTGTGGGTGTGTGGAAATAATAAACACGGCCCCGAGAATCCGCAAGTATGACTTACGTGGTACTCCGCAATATTTTTACCGGCGAGGGGTTGAACAATATTCAACAGTGGTAAATACTGCGGTCACACAACAGGAGGAAGCACATGCACAACGCAACATCACCAGGCGCCCTGGTCATCAAGCGCTTCGGCGGCATCCGACCACTGGCACGCAAGCTGACCGAGGCCGGCATGCGAACAGACCCGAGCAGCGTGGCACGCTGGAAGAAAAGCCGCGGCATGCTGGGTACCGGCGGGCAGATACCGTCCAAGTATCACGGCGCGCTGCTCGATCTGGCCAAGCGCGAAAACATCTACCTGACTGCGGAGGAGCTGATTCGTGGAAGTGATTCCTAGACCTGCGCCCAAGCGCCGCAAGCCATCCTCGGATCGGGAGCGCCTCGAGCAAGAGGCACTGTTCCGGTGGGCGCGCCTGCCGGCCACAAAGTCGGTCTATCCCGGCATCGACCTGATGAGCTGCTCCCCGAATGGCGTGAAGCTGAGCAAGCTGCAGGCGATCAAGGCCAAGAATGGCGGCATGCTGAAGGGCGAGCACGACATCAAAATCCCGGTGGCGCGGCATGGCCGTATCGGCCTGAGCATCGAGATGAAGGCGGGCAAGAACAAGCCGACGCCTGAGCAACTCTGGTACGGCGAGCGACTGACCGAGGAAGGGTGGCGCGTCTGCTACTGCTGGAGCTGGCAGGACGCGCAGCAAGAGATCATCAACTACCTGACGTGAGAACAGCCATGAGCAACGAAGCTGAGTTCGAGATCGAGATTCAAGACATCCAGTGCCGGTGCGTGGTCGAGCACTATCTGCCCGAGCTTGCCGGTGACATCGAGTGCGTGCCGTCCGAGGAAGAGTTCGAGTATCGCCTTGAGACACTGGAAGGTGACGACCTATCCGACCTGCAGAATCGCCTGACCGGCGACGACATGCAGGCAATCTTCGACGCTTACATCAACGAGGTGAAGTCATGAAAAACGCAGACACTCCGGCGATGCCGGTTCGCCGAGCAGACGGTCGTCCCATGACACTCTGCAACCAGGATGATGCAGATTATACCCGCGCCCTGCAGCCAGCGATCGGCCTGACCAAGCGCGAGCACTTTGCGGCGATGGCCCTGCAGGCGTGCATGGCTAGAGGCGGATACCGTTCATGGCAGGCGCTATCGGCAGATTCGGTAGAGATAGCCGACGCCCTTCTCGCTGAGCTGGAGCGCACATCATGAACAACCCACAGCAATGGCGCTTCGTCATGGATGCTGCGGTGATGGGCATCAACGACTGGCCTCTCAGTACAGACATGGCCATCCCAAAGCTGCCGAGCAAGCTGGCTGGGTGTGCATGGGAATTCGATGAATACAATTACCGCCCGAGCCTTGTGACTCCCTCCGGCGACAAGATCAGCTTTGGTGACTGGCACCGCGAGCGAGGTGTACGCGGGCTGGATCACCCGATCGTCACCGGCCAGCAAGAATCACCCGAGCCCGAGTTCACGCCGGCTGATCAGGTTGAATGGGGGCATCACGACAACAACGACCTGACCGCGTTCATTTCCGCCATTGCCGGCGACGCGCCGGGTCGACACAAAGAGCTGGCCGAAAGCCTGCTGCAAACCTTCATCATCGCAACCCAGGAGTAACTCGCATGTTCTTCAAAAACCTACAGCTCTATCGCCTGCACGACATGTCAGTCATTGAAGGGCTTTCTATGCCTGCGCAGTACGACGATGCTATGGCGCGCGACCTGACAGGCATCCAGTCAAAGCATATCGGCTGGATCAACCCCTTCGGCACCGATGACTGCCGTCGCGTACTGGTCATGGGCCATCATCGCCTGCTGAGCGCACTGCATCAGGAAAAGATTCTCCCGTCGTGCGTCGTCAATGATGAGGTCAACGAGCGTGTCGACGCCATCGAGGCTGCCGAGGGGCGCACGCTGTGCCACCGTGAGCGCCTGACCATCAAGGAGCAATTGTTCGATGAGATGCTGCCGCGCGCCTTCATTCGTCGCAAGCGTGTCGACATCTGGATCGACATCGAGCACGGCATCATCGCCGTCAACTGCACCACGCCGACAATGGCCGAGCGCGTTCTTGATCTGCTGCGTCGCACGCTGGGGTCGCTCAAGGTCACGCCGCTGGCCGTTGCGCAAGCGCCGTCCCAGGTGATGACGCGCTGGCTAAAGGAGGGCGACCTGCCGGATGGGGTCGAGCTGGGCGATGCCGCCAAACTGTCGGCGCCCGGTGGCGAGGACGGCACCATGAGCGTCAAAGACTTCGACCTGCGCGGCGAGGAGGTTATGGCTGCACTGGATCACGGGCGCGTCGTGACATCCATCGACATGGGTATCGAGCATGTGGCCAAGTTCAAGCTGGATGATTCGCTGGGCATCAAGCGCCTGACGTTCGCTGACGCGCTGGTCGATGAGGCGCGAGACACTGAAGACGAAGACGATGCGGCCGTGCGCCTCGAGGCAGACTTTGCCATCATGGCCAATGCAATGGCGCCGGCCATCCAGCGGATCATCACCATCATGGGCGGCGAAGCGCAGCCGGCCACCAATACTGAGAAGGGGGAATAATCATGGCGCGCGGAGTCAACAAGGTCATTCTGATCGGCAATGTAGGGCAAGACCCTGAAGTCCGGTTCACTCCCGGTGGCGATGCGGTCGCCAATCTGAGCGTGGCAACCACTGAGTCGTGGACTGACAAGCAGTCCGGACAGAAGCAGGAGAAGACCGAGTGGCACCGGCTGGTCGCCTTCAAGCGACTGGCCGAGATCATCCAGCAGTACGTAACCAAGGGCGCGAGAATCTACATTGAAGGCAAGCTGCAAACTCGCAAGTGGCAGGATCAGAATGGCCAGGATCGCTACAGCACTGAGATTCTGATCAACGACATGCAGATGCTTGGCGGCAACCAGCAGGGCAATGGCCAGCAGCAGGGGGTTCAGCAAGGTGGCCATCCGCAAGGCGGGTACCAGCAGCCACCCCAGCAGCAGGGTGGATACCAGCAACCGCCGCAGCAATCACACCAGCCAACCCAGCCAGGACAGCAGCACAACGCCTATGCAGCAGCACAGCAGGGCGGCAACTTCCAGCAGGGAGGCGGCCAGCAGGGCAACCAGGGTTTCAACCAGGGGCGGTGAACCAATTCGGCGCGCCGCCCGCGGGTAGCTTCGACGACTTCGACGACGAGATACCGTTCTGATGATGCTTGTGTGGTTGTGCCTCACGCCACGCGCAGCATGGATGCAACTGCACCTGATGGGTCGCATCTACTGACGCAATAGCCTCGACTAAGGTCGGGGCTTTTATTTGCATCAAGTGTTGAACAATCTTCCACAGCAGTCTATTCTCTGACTGTCGCAGCAAGACACTCACAGCAGTACCACCTGGCGAGGGAATGACCATGAACGAGAAGCCTGTTGTACATCGTGCCGACCTGCGCGCGGCATACCTCAAGCTGGTAGGCCTGGCGCTCGATATGCGGGAGCACGGGCACCTGACGGTGAGCATCGAGTATTACAGCCACAGCGATGACGTTCACGTCCGCGCCTGCCCGAAGCGCCAAGGCATGCCGAGCAAGAACGACTTCCGCACGACGGTATGCCTGAGCCCGATCGGCTACTCGCTCAACAGCGCGCTGATGCGCCTCGAGAATGCCTATCAGGAACTGGGCTTCCTGAATGACCGCGAGGAGATGCTGCACGGCAAGAGTATCGAGTCGCCAGATTCATTCCATCCTAAGGACTGGGCCAAGATCATCGGCCCCAAGGGCTGACCATGACTCGCCAGAATGGAGCGAAGCGCCACTGCCCGTGCTGTCTTCGCTGGAAGGCAGCCGGCCACTTCAAGCATTACGACGGCACAACATGGGTAGAGCTGAGCAAGTGCAAGGCCTGCCACAAACCACAAAGGAAGATCACATGACAGACACAGCAGCAGTTGAGGCCACCAAGGAAACCGGCCTGATTACGGTGCCCGCGAAGGAAACCATTCTCGAGGTGTTCAAGTCGGACGGCGGGCTTGATCCCTATCTGGCCGAGATACGCAAGGAGGTGGATGCGTTCCTCGCCAATCCGCCGGGCGTCGATACCGCGAAGGGGCGCAAGCAGTACGCCTCGATGGGCAACAAGATCGCGCGCAGCAAGACCGCCATTGACGGTCTGGGCAAGGAGCTTGTCGCCGAGCTGAAGGAGCTGCCGAAGAAGATCGACGCCTCGCGCAAGCAGTGGCGCGACACACTGGATGAATGGAAGGCCGAGGTAACGCAGCCGGCGACCGAGTGGAAGGCTGACGATGATGCGCGCATTGCCGATTTGCAGGCCAAGGTGGCGTGGCTGAACGACCAGTGGCAGACCGGTCTGGATGACCTGGACGCTGCGCAGATTCAGTCCCGGCTGGATGCGGTGCAGGCGTTCGATACCAGCCAGCTGGAAGAGTTTACCGAGATGGGCGTGATGGCCAAGAGCATGGCGATGACAACGCTCCCGCCGCGGGTCGCCAAGCAGCTGAAGGCTGAGGCTGAGGCCAAGGAGCTGGAGCGGCTGCGCGCTGAGGCCGAGGAGCAGAAGCGCCAGGCTGAGCGCCAGCGTATCGAGCAAGAGGCTGCCGAGCGTGCGCGCCGCGAAGCCGAGCAGGCTGCTGCCGACAAGATCGAGCAACAACAGCGTGAGCATGAGGCTGCGCTGGCCGAGGCTGACCGCAAGGCGCGTGAGCTGGAAGAAGCGCACAAGCGCGCCCAGGAGCAGGATCGGCTTGCTGCTGAGCAGGAGGCTGCACGACTGGCCAAGGTCGAGGCTGACGCCAAGGCTGAGGATGAGCGCCGGGCTGCTGACAAGGCGCACCGGGGCCGGATCAATCGCACTGCCGCTGACGCACTGATCGAGCGGGGGCTGCCGGAGTCTGATGCGCGCCACGTCATCACGCTGATCGCCCAGGGCAAGGTGCCCGGCGTGACCATCAACTACTGAGGTGCTGTCATGAAACGATACCAAGATGCCGAGGGCCGGACGCTAGTGACTGAAGCGGGTCAGCCAGTTGGGCGCGCTGAGATGGCAGAGCCGCCGAGTAGTGGCCAATTGCCGCGTGCGGG